CGGAGGCTCGACAAGTAGTATCATTAAACGTTGAATATCCTCCATCACCTCCATCCGTGGTAAGACCAACGTTTGAGTCGTGTTCTGCTCCTAGAACACCACCCGCACCAACAACAACGGGACAGGAGACAGGCAAAGCAGATAGTAGACCTTGAACCCGGTGTAGACCTCCACCGCCACCAGCTCCTCCGTAAGATCTAATTTGGGTACCTGTGTTTGCGGTATCAATGCCGCCGCCCATTCCTCCCCCACCGCCAATACAAATAACATCGAAATTCGTGTATCCCATATCTTGGTATTTGGCAGCTTCGAACACACCATTGGCAACATACCTAACAACCGCCGGAGCCGGTCGAGTGATAGTTCCAGCCAATTCAAGTCGCATATTTCTCCTAAGGAGTAGGAGTTAGCACTTGAATAAGGGCATTAGATCGACCAGCATTAGCGAAAACCTGACCGCCGCCACCCGAAGGAGTACACGCCTGAACCTTGCATTGAATAGATTCATCACGAATCGCTACATATCGAGCAAATGCTGGAACAGTAACGTGCCCACTATTTGCCGTACCAGTAATTTGTCCAGCAGGCCAAAAGGTACCCGCTGCAGTTATCATTGTCCAAAATACATTCGAATCATTGCCGCCACCATATACGGCAACCGACGCTTGCATCAATACAATTTGGCCCTTGAGCACAGGAAACACTTGACTCAAACCAGGAACATCCTGAAAGGAACCCCCCAAACCGCTCGTATCGCCATTTCCTTGAAGGAAATACGTTTGAACAGCGGGAACGGGCGGAGCCAAATCGCGGAATCTAGGTCTCATGCTGCCACCCCCAGATCAATAGTGTACTGGGGCTCGAGAGTGTCCCCGGTGAACAGGAGCGCAGTAGCATCCATCCGCTCAATATGCTCGCCAACACTCTTCGGCGAACGACCAAGATCCTGGCTACTCTTGGTATACAAAGCGATGATCTGCTCAAGCGTAAGTGCATAGTTACAAATAAATGCGGCGTCAACTTGACCAGTAAAGAACTGTGCGCCAGAAGGATCACAACCAATACGGAAGAAATTGGCACCACCCAAAGTAAGCGCGTTAAGCACAGTAGATGTTACCCCATATGGACCAATTCGTCCATCAAGATAAAGCTTACGTTTTAGCCCATCAATCGGAGCATTGTCTTCAACTACAACCGCGTGATGCCAGAGACCATCAGCTACGTAGGTTCCATTAATGAAATCAGCCCCGGAACCACTACCAATATATCCTTGACCTTGAATAAACAAAAGATCACTAGTTGCAAGCGTGCCCCAACCCATAATAACTTGCGAGCTGCCAGTTTGCCTGGCTGCTTTGAACCAGCAGCCATACGATCGTGAAGTAAGCGCAGCAGGAAGACCAGCGTCCGATGCGGAAAGTGACTGCGCACCAGCAAATGAGAACGAATTGCCAGCCGCGCCGTCGGAGCCCGCCACAGAAACTGCAGCTCCATTGTTAGTCAATGCAACCGCATTAGATCCTTCATCGCCAAGCGATGCGGCCGAGAAATTGTGCAGCCGCAAAGGCTGTGTCGAGAAATCGCCTGCAACCAACGACGCACCACGACGACGTCGACGAACATTCATTGTGGCCCGTGACGGAATAACGCCAAGCGTATGCGCAATCTTTGCACAATATAGTTTACGAACCTGGTCATCTGACAATACATCAGCAGTAATAAATGCTTCATCAACTCGACCAAAGAATGGCGCATTTGTAGCAGCTCCACCGTCAGCAGCATAACCGCCGATATTCAATGGCGCAGTTCCGCCAAAGATCGTACCGGTAATTGGCGTTGCGGCATCAAGTGTACCATCGATATACAGTCGAAGCTCTGTGCCGTCATGAGTGATGACTGCGAAATGCCATTTATCATCCGAGATATCAGTAACTCCGGAAACACCGACAGCATCGGAACCAGTTGTACTAATCGTCACAGCAAATGCATTGTTAGAATTGGAGATACTACAATAATATGACTGCTGACCAGCAGAAGTTGGCCACTTACTCATGACCAATTGGAACGTTCCCCGTTTTGCCACTCGGAACCAGCAACCCCACGACCCCGTCTTGATCCTGAACGGATCTGCGGCACCGATGTCCGGAATATAAAGAGCTTGGGCAACTGATCCAGCAAACTTTGCAGCAGTAGCTGCCAACCCATTGATACCAACATCAAATGGAACAGCACCTTTGTTGTTCAGCGCGCGACCATTACCGCTCGCATCTGACAAATCCGACAAATTCCACAAACCAAGAGGTGCAGCCAGACCAATATTTGCGAAATCGGCTGGACTAAGCTGTCTACCGGCTCGAATCTGATTCGGGACACCGACATCGAGGACAGGTTTCGCTGCGAGAACTGCGAGATCTGAACCAATAGGACCCGGATCACCCTTCGGACCGGTTACACTACCGGCATTGATCTGCGAACCGTCGTGCTTGGTGAGAATCAGATTGCCGCCGATGACATCGCCATCAACAACTGATCCAGCCTCGATTGCCAGCATTCGTTCGGCAGTAAGACTTGTAACTGTAGCCATTTCACCTCCTAACCTGCATTCGTCGTGGAAATCTGATAAGTAGTCGCATCCAAATATGTTGCGTCTGCATTATCGATCTGGAACGTAGTAGCGTTGATCATAGTGATATAGCTGTCACCCTCGTCAATGGCAGTCCAGGTACCGTCGCCATTATCAACGATGATAAGAGCACCATAATAACCGAAGTAATCGGCAATCTCATTGATCGAAGGGAATCTAGGATCACTGTCAGCTGTTCCATAGAGAATGTTCTCTATCAGTTCAAGAATGTCAGGATCGGTATCGATTGAACTGATTGAAATATGAACCGTTGGCCGAGTTCCCTTGACCTTGGGCGGCGTTCCCGTCAATGCCCAGCTAAACTCAATAGGTAGAGACGGGTTCCTAATCGTTTCAAAAGCATAGGTATCAGGATTCGCCAGAAGGTTATAAAGAAGATGAATCTTATAACCATGGTCCAGACCGTCGAGGTCACTACCAATCCTTGTTCGGTATGTAAGGTTGAAACTCTTAGGCGGCTGACTGTAATACGCCAAACCATCGCTGACGTGCTCGATTCCATTAACCCCATCGAACTCATCGGGATACGTAAACGCTTTGAGCTTACCGGTGTAGTCTCCTGGGACCAAAACGTTCAGATACTTCACACCTTCGAGATAGTATGCCTTGTTCTCAGCAGTTGAAGTATCCTCGACCGATGTAAGACCGTTCCAGACCACTCCTTTGCCTTCTTGTAGGAATAGAACTCCACGATCAACACCCGTCTGATAAAATCGTTCTCCGATTTGATCCCAAACAAGCTCTGTCATGCCACCTCCTTTCTAGCCTCGAGTACCCAACGCCTGCTTCCGTTGAGCGTTCAGTTCGCGGTTACGACTAGCAACCTCGGCCCGGGTCATCTTCTTCGGCTTTGCCTGCTTGATGTTGCACACCCGAATCAGCGTAAATAATCTATTGAGGTGCCATTTCTCACACTCGAACGGAATCTGAAAAACGATCATCCAGTAGTAAATCAGCTCTGCCGTAATGACGTCACGAGTTTTCGGAGCACCGGGAGGTTCGTTGAACCAGGTCGCCGTCATTCGAGCATCAATGTACGCATTAATTGCCGCAAGATTCTCTTCAGAGAGTCTGAGGAAAACTTCCTCTGGAACTTTGGGGGTCAACGTCATGGCTTTTATGTAGCCAAACACTTCGTCCCCCGTCTTCTCCGAATTGCCCAAGAATGGCTTTTCGAAGATTTGCTCCCATTTTGAAAGTGAGACCAGAGAATGCTCTAGCTCCAAGAGAACGTCACCTTGAGTGGTGAATTCCTGAGTACGTTCGTCGAACATCTCAGTTCCTGGAACAATAATTGATAGCATTCCCTGGTCTCCTTTCTAATTTTCGACCTAGTAGTCGAACGTCCAGTCATCGTCGCCCGAGATTTGGTACCCCGACTGAGCGTGAGCCGTGACATTCGAGCTTTCGCCAGCAGACATCGCAGGCTGAGCGCCCGAATTCGCGTCCGTGCCATCGACCTTCCACTGCACACCGGCGACGGCGGGAAGGGTGACGACATGGGTTGCTGCATTGTACGTCGGGGCGTTGGCTCCGGTCAGCCGGACCGCGGTAGTCGTCCCACCGAACAGGTCAATGACCTCATCCGGAAGCGGAAGACGGGCGTCGACCGACCCACTGCCGTAGAGGATGTCCTCCAGCTCGGCCAGGGCATCCGAATCGACCTTGCTGGAGTCGACCGTCAGCAGGGCCGTCGGCTTGAGGTCCTGGACCGGGACCGGGCTGGTCGTGATGTCCCAGCTGAACGCGATCGCCTCAGGCGAATCGTTGATCGTGGCGTAAGCCTTCTCTGACGGAGCTGCCTGCGCGCCGTAAATCAGGTGAAGCTTGTAGCCATGATCCGTTCCGTCGACATCATTACCGACTCGAGTCCGATAGCAGAGCCCAAACTGCTTCCTGCTCTGCTGTCCGACGGTGAGACCCGGACCGGGAAGCGCCGTACCGTCACATTCGGCGAACTCGTCCGGATACGTGAACGCCTCGATAGTCGCACCGAACTCCTCGGCCGAAATGAGGTTCAGATACTTGATGTTGTCTGCGTACTGCGGGTTGGAATCGGCTCCGGACGGCGACTCCGTGACCGTGGTGAGGCCATTCCAGGCATACCCCGAATCATACGCGCCCGATGAGTCGCTAAGGTACAGGACCCCATGGTCTACGCCTGTTTCATACAGACGTTCACCAACCTGGTCCCAGACAAGAGTTGTCATTTCTTCCTTTCCCTAGAAATACACGTTGTAAACGTCGTGGTTCAGGTTGTCTGCCGTATAAAACCGATTAAATAGACTCATCGGCAACGAAGCGACCATACCTGGAATCTTACTATCAGGATCTCGATCTATGACCGTAACCATGTACCGCAAAGTATGGTTATAGGGCTGATTACCAGCAAACTCAGTCGTCGCAAAGTCACGCTTGTAGATAATGCACGGATATTCCAGCTTCACATTCTCAGGTGGCTGGAAATATACGTTACTAACAAACGCTTTGAGAATATCATGGAGCTGCAGGCGTGGGGCCATTGTACACCTCCCCCAATCTCAGCAGTAGGCGGGGACTCTGCACCTCAACGGTTGAAACCGTCCACAAAGCCCCCGCCCATTCCACGTAACGAATAGCAAAGAAATGGTC